TGATATCAACTGTAGCAATATTAAATCTTATAAGAAATAAATTGTCTGATATGCGCAACGGATTTGTTAATTTACTAAAGTCTAATACTGATTTTAGTAATAGTTTAGGTAGAATAAAAGCAAATCTAATGACAGCATTTGCACCAATATACAATGCTTGTTTGCCTGCGATTAACACATTAATGACAGCACTTTCTAAACTGACTGGAACAATTGCGATATTTGTTTCTGGTTTGTTTGGAAAAAGCATTGAAGATACACAAAAAGATGCGAAAAAGTTATCAAAACAATTAGATAATGTAAATAAAAGTGGAAAGAAAGCAAGTGGTTCTCTTGCGAGTTTCGATAAACTAGAAGTTTTATCAGATAACTCATCTAGTGGAAGTACATCAGGTAGTACTGATGTTACACCTAATTATAGTGGTGAAATACAATTCAGTGAAGGATTATTAAATGCATTAAATAATATTAAAAATTGGATAATTAAAAATAAAAAATTTGTAAAAGGTTTTTTAACCACTGTTATAGGATTAATAGGTTTGATAAAATTAATAAGAATTATAAAAGAAATAAATGCAGTTACTGGTGTTTTAAAACCTCTGATGGCTTTTATTTCTGCAAATGCAACGGTAATAGGAGGTATTATTGCAATTGTTGGTGGATTAGCGATAATGATAGATGGAATTATTAAATATTTACAAGACCCAACCTGGGAAAATTTTGGAAGAATACTTTTAGGAGTAGGAGTTATTGCGGCAGGGGTATTTTTAATATTTGGTGGTTTTCCGGCACTAATTACTGCTATTATTGGAGTTGTAATAGCACTTGGATTGGCAATATACAAAAATTGGGAAACAATAAAATCAACTCTTAGTAAAGTCGGGAATTGGATATATGAGCATGTAATTAAACATATTGCAGACTTTTTTGTTGGGTTGTGGAACGGAATTGTAGGAGGATTAAAAACGACGGTGGATTGGATTAAATCTGCGTTTTCTTCAGTGGTAAAATTCTTTTCGAATATTGTATCTAAAATTGTAACATTGTTTAGAAATATTGGTTCAAAAGTTGGAAATGCAATTTCTGGAGCATTTAGAACAGTAATTAATGGAATATTAGGTGCAATAGAAGGTATACTTAATTTTCCAATAAAATCTGTAAATAAATTAATAGGAGTTATTAACAAAATACCTGGAATTAACATAGGAACATTGCCAACATTTAATTTGCCACGATTAGCAAAAGGTACTGTAATACCACCAAGACAAGAATTTGCTGCAATACTTGGAGACCAAAAACACGGAACAAATATTGAAGCACCACTTGAAACTATCAAACAAGCAAATAGAGAGGTTATGCAAGAATTTTTAGGAACATTATCTAATTTAAATAATGGTGAAAGAGAGATTGTATTAAGAAACTTAACATTTGTATTACAATTTGGAACTGGTAATAATTTCCAAAAATTGGTAATAGACAGCATTAGATTGTCAGAAAAGGAATTAGGAAGGCAATTGTTGCTTGCTTAGGGAGGAAAAATATGGACAAAATAAAAATAATAAATCCAAAAGATAATACTGATTATTTTGAAATTCCTTGGGAGTGGTTGCCACAAGGGACACAAGGACCAACTTTAAATGATTTAGAAGCAACAGCGGAAAGAGGTAAATCGAGTGGTTATTTAAGCCGTGTTCGATGTGCAGAAATACCTGCTGCAACACTAGATATTGATGAAAGATTAACTCAACAACAAATATATCCTATGTTAAAATTATTAAAATTAGTTAAAGTTAAAATTTACTACTTTGAAAAATATTTAAATAAATTTGTTACAAGAGAATTTTATGCTAAAAAACCTAATCCTAAATATTGGGAAATTCCTGAAAATAACAATACAGATAATATAGTATATGACAAATTCACAATTGAATTTTCTGGTTACGGAGATGTTAATTAATGGAATATTCTAGTATAGAAACTAAAAT